TACTGTCATCTGCGGAACATCGGGGTTGGTAAGAACCTCGTTAAGGAATACCTTTGACCAGGTTCTAGCGAACGTATTAGTCGCTCGCTTGGTGTTCTCAGCAAACTCCGTAGCAGCGCCACGGTCAATCATTTCCTGAGAAAGAATGATGCTGGCACCGCGCTTCTGGGTTGCAGAAACGCGAACCGGCCCACGACTGGAAGTCATTGCCGGGTAAGTACCAAATTCCCCAACGACCTCAATGTCGTCATCGGAGAATAGCGGCTCAGCTTCCCGGTAAGCAATCGCACCAGAAACTGCGGGTGGTCCCTTACGGAGTACCGCTTCTGGTAGGAAAAGTCCAGTGGACATTTCCAGAACAATTTGCTGAATCCAGGTAGGCTGCTTCCGCAGTCTATCTAGCGCATAGCTTGGACCCTTGTCGCCGGAGGCTTGAAGGGTTTTCATGAAATCGCCCGGTGCCATTTAAGCGTTCTCCTTCCTTATCTCATGTTCCATTGTACGCGAATCTTACCAGCAGCAGTTAGCTTAGTGAGAGACTTACCTACAATAGCAGCAGGGTTATCCGTACCAGCAACAAATGCACGAACCTTACCATCGGCGGCAGCCACAATTGGCTGTAGCTCGAGAACTGCGGTAGTGCAATCAATGTCCCAGAAAACACCCTGCGTGTAGCAAACAACCTCACGCGGAGCACCGGGGTGGTTAACCGTTAGTCCAACAGTTGTCCAAGGACCAGCGGCAAATTCAGACTTCTTAGCTGCATCCTGCATTGCCATACCGGCAAGGTTAGTAGCAGCGTCAGTAGCGTGCACAATGTAACCGGGGTGTGATGCATCGGCCATACAAAGCCGACCACCAATTACTGCGTCCCACGGAAAGTAAGTAAGCTTTGGTCCGTGTACGGCATGTCTTTCGGTCATACCAGGCATGTTATTCTATCCTCCTTAGAAGAAAGAGCCGTTGAAATCGTCACCGGCTAGGCTGGAGAAATACTTAGCAGCTTCTTTAGCTTCCTGCTCTTCTGCGCTCTTGTCTTCCTGGGATTGTACGTGGCTCTTTTGCTCAGACATATCAATAGTTCCCTGGGCCTCATCAAGCATGGCCGAGAGAATTGCCTTACCATCGGTAGTTGCACCGTTGGAAAGTGAAATTTCGAACTCGAAGCCCGAAGAAAGTGCGGGGCGTGCAAGCTCAATCATCTTGTTAGGAACACCGGCACGACGCCAAGCATCTGCACGACGCTCAAATCTTTCCGAAGCAACCTCGTTAGCAAGCTGAATTAGCTTGGGGTCAGGCGCAGTCTCAGAAAGGTTTGCGGTTTCCTTTGACTCTTCGGAAGCGTCGTCGGACTCTAGAATGTTCTTAACGAGCTCTTCTAGTTCCGCATCTTCCTTCTGGGAATCTGCCATAAACTTCTTCATGGCGTCCCATTCGTCCTTTGGGACTTCTACCTTCTCGGCCTTGTTAGGCTCTGTAGTAGTCAAGTCGATAACCTCCTCATTAACATCTTCGTCATTAGCTAAAGAAACGTCGGCTTCTTGCCAGTGGCCCATACCACGAATCTTAGGATCATGCGTTCCTAATACGTGACGTAGAACCACAGGGTAAGTTTTGCCATTGTGGCTAGGGTATTGCTCTCTCAAACTTGCGGATACTGCAAGCTTCTTGTTCTTATTAAGAAGCTCTCTACCTTCGTCGGTAGGATCAAGCTTAATGTAAAGCCCGTCCGACCTAACTTCGGTATCAATAATCTCACCGCGGAATCGCTGCGGGTCAAAATTGCGCCCAGCTTTACGATCCTCTTGCGTGTCGTGCGCATTGTCATCGTCAGCTAACTGGAAAACTGTTTGCTCACCAAGAGCGTTTTCCTTGAAAGCCTTGACAACGTTCTCTAGATACTCACGGTTAAAGTTAAGTTGCCGCCCGCCGTAGTTCAGCGAGTAGTTCATTGGAATAATTTGCTTCCAATAATACTTTTTGTCGGCGGATAACTCAACTTCCCCCGTATTTAGTGGTGTCTTTAGTACCGGCACGTTTACCAACCCTCCCTCTCGCTACGCGTTGAGCACTGTCTAAAGCGTCTGAGAGGTCTTTGAATACTTTGTTGAGAGTTCCGTTACCAGCAACTACTTGGAACCCTGTCTTTAATCTTTTAACTTTACCCTTGCCACCAGGAATGTCAATATACTCACCCTCTTGCAGGCGATTCATTGCCATTTCAAGATTCTGTGGCGTAATTGTCGTTGATTGTTTGGCAGCAAATTTACCGCCATAACCACGACGGTGTCTATTTTCGACAAATCGCTTATATCTAGGTTCTTCCTGTGCCAGCCCGATAGTACCACCTTCGGAACTCGCAAGGCTAATTACATACTGGCGACCTTTTTCATAGAACTCAGGACTAAAACGGTGCCCATGTTTGAGCAATAATTTAGCGGCTCGTTGGGCATCCATAGTTACATCTTGCCCTTCTGTCCTAATTGCTGCTTAGAGGACTTAATACGGGCTTCTACCTTCTTACGCTGCTCAGGAGTCATTTTAGACTTGTTCTTCATATAGGCTTTAATAGTCTTCTTTAGCGATTCGGGACTACGGTTACCGTCTGAGGCGGCCCCCATCTTCCCGCTTTTGTCATCTTCCTTAGTAGACGACCCACTCTTTTTGTCAGAGGCGGTCTTGGACTTGTCGTTGACCTTAAGTTTAACAACCTCTGCTCCCTTCTTCTTCTTATCGTCCTTGGTAGTAGACAAATCAATATCTCCGATCAGTGCTGTATCAATAGATAGGTTCTTCTTACCGCCTGAACCGGCCTTCATACGTTCCCACTTACGTGCAGCCCTAGTGTGAGCAGCTACCTTAGATTTACGCTGATTCTGTTTTCCAGGAAGTTTGGAGTCACCAGTTGCTGAAGAATACTTAACAGCGTTGACAGCCACTGCATAAGCGTGCTCACGAGTCCATTCGGGATGCTTACGGCGCAAAGCACGATAACGAGCGCGAATAGGCCCAGGCAAACCCCCAGCCTTGTCAACCCAATTCTTTCTACCACCTGGCGTACCGGTAGGTGAATCATCGTATAAATCAATCTGGATCGGGGAAGTCGACTGAGTTGTCAAGAATCTTCAACCCCCTTCTTAATAAACCTTCAATAGCCCACACAGGACCACCATTATGCATAACATAAGCTCCGCCACCAGCATTCATATTACGAGTACCACAGAGAACAATATAGTCAGTTACTAGTTCGTCACCATCAATATCCTCTTCGAACAGGGATTTAACTAGCTCTGCCTTCTGGTCGTCTGTCAGCATTCGCCACTCCCTTGTTCGACCACATCATAGTTTCTTCCAGGAACTGAAAAGCTAGGTTCTTCTCTGGTCCATCAGGTACTAAATCATTTAGATGTTGAGCTAGAACCTTACACGCACCACGTATTGAGTTGTGAATTTTAGTCCGATCCTCATTCGGGGGAGAGGAATCAAACCGACGATCTAAATCGTCCTGGGGAGTCAATCTATTTATCCTCGCTAGTAGTTTCGTTAGGGGGTTTCGGGATACCGGCATTACCGTCATCCATCTTCGGAGCTAATGGGTCTTCACCACTAGCAGCGGCACCCATCATTTGCTGTGCTGCCGCAACGCCACCAACAATCTTTGCGAAGGGATCGTCTTTGTCTGCGTCCTTAACGAGAGCCTGTTGCATCTTAGTAAACGAGTCACGGACAACGTCAGCATCGAGTTCAAGAATATTGGCAACGCGAATAGTAAGCATTTCCATAAACTCATTAGGCATTCTAGTGGCTTGTGATGTTTGAGTAATTTGAGAGAAAAGATCAAGAACTTTATCTTCATTAGCTTCGGAGAGTGGTCCGAAAGTAAACTGTGGAACAGGTGCCTCACGTCCAAAGTTCCAGCGAATTAACGGCGCGATGATCTGGTCTGTAATATTTCTTGCCATATCGCGAGCCACAACCCGGCGAGTCCGTAGAAACAAAGTAGACTGATCGGCAGAGAGTGCGTAAGAGCCTTTGCCACTAGCAGCGGAAGAAGTGAGGTCCATGAAGCCGCCGAGAACCGAATGAGACATTTCTGATTCAAGCCAACGGATAGCTTCGATAAACTGCGCCGCGCCTGCTCCCGAAGATTCGACACTCTCGAACTCCGATTCAGACGAAAGTCCGAGCACGTCCCGGGAACGCAACATAGCAAACTTCTTAGCGTCATTAATAGCTTGGGCTTCGTCAGCGTTTTTAACAACAGTCTTGGGGAGCGACTGGTTTTCTAGGTACTGGTACCAGATAAAAATTAGCTTCCGGATGGTCTCCCAGCACCAATAAGGCACCTGCATTGAAGAAAAACCATCAATTGGATCACGCCACTGCCCATGGATATAAACAAAACCGCGTTTTGGAGGTACGAAGATGTAACCCTTGTTATTCTTAGGTAATGGAAGTGGTCTAGGTCCGTATTGCATCATCGGAACCTGACGGAAACCTTCGTAATCACCAGTTTGTGCGTTTAGCGCTAGTTCACAAGTTTCAGGAGGACACCAAGAAATCTTGTCCCAAATAAACATACCGTCAGATTCGCGCACTGTGGGAATTTTCTCAAAGTAAACGCGTCTAACGGTCTCTGCATAAGTCATTTGAGCAATAATTCGATCCATAGGGATCTTCATACCGCCGTTATACTGATTAGCCTTGAAAAGTTCTGAAATGAACTCGGCCTCACCCTTATCTCCCTTAACACCCTTGATTTCCCAAGGTGCAGCGAGAATAGGGAACGTAAGTAAATGCTCTACAGAAGCTGCCTTCCCGGAGGATGACAGCATTTCCTTAAACTTATTGGGACCAACAGTGTCGTAAACAAATACCTTACCGTTTTCGTAACCGGTAAAGAGTCGGTCATAGTCAAACGATGATGTTCTTTGTCTATTAAGTACACCGGGATCTTCTAAATCTGCTTCGCGACCTCTTGGCTTTAGTGAAACTCCACGCGTGCCACGTCGCATAGGCATATTAGTAACCGTAGCCGAAATTGGTACCGGTTTCGTCAATGTGATCCCTCCAATCATCATCTAGGTTCCAGCTAAAAGCGCCACTCATCATCGCAGCTTCTAGTTCTGTATTATCTGTTCTACTAACGTAAGAGAAAGCGGCATCTTCAAAATCCCCGTGAATAAGCTTGGGAACCCAAAGAGCCATCATTACTGTATCACCGTAGTCGGTGGATCGTCTAAGCCGTTCTCTAATTTTATCTTTGGACTCAACCTGTACTTTATCTAGCTGTACCTCATACTTTGGGGTAGCTAGGTCCTCAATCACCCGATCAATTTCGGGGAAAGATACTGTAGGACTGCCATTAGGGTTGAGCAGTTCACGCACATTCCACATAGCCGCAGACCGTACACGGGTGAATCCCATAGTCCGAGTGGCATCAAGCTTAGACGTCTTGGCACCACCATTGAACGCGATTACTCGGAAGCCTGCTTCTTTAAGAAGATCGAAGATAGCCGCGCCATAACCGCCACCAACGTCGATAACAATTTTGTCGAGTTTCTTGTCTGTGCGGATTGAGATTTCATGAACGTGTTCTTTGACAGAGAGATTTTTGAACTCTTCGAATGAGGTAAATCTTGGCTCTTTATACTGAGCAATAACTGTCTTGTCTTGTCCGGTGTAAGCAACGTCGACTGAAACGATCTTTCCAGTTTCGGCTTCGATGACAGGGTCACGTGGAATATCCTCATAGAGCCTATGCCTATTAACAGCTTCATATAGCCAGGTCCGTGGAATAACTGCACTTTCGTCTTCGGTAGGGAACTCTCCCTCAATCTTACTTTGCCAGATTCCACTACCGACACCCCAATCGCGTTGGGCTACTTCAACATAGGAATTGTCAGACAGAGACTCTTTAGCTTCTTGAGTAACTGCTTCACCAGTGAAGTTAGGAGAATCCCAAATAGAAATATGTAGCTGATTCCAAGCGGAGTCTTTGTTAAACTTGAATTTAAACTCGGAGTTTGGATCGTCCGGGTTCCCAATCGCCAGAATACGACAATGTTCTGATGTAGTAATGGAAATTGATGCGTCCCATAGCCATTTAGGAATACCGCAGGCTTCGTCCAGAATAGCGAGCACGTATTTACGGTGAATACCTTGGAACGAATACGGATTATAATCAGCAGGTCGTCTACCTTGTCCAACTACTTGTCCTTCAATAAGCCAGTTGTCACTAAGCTGAATGTCGCCCGGCAAATCTCCAATACGATGGAACTTACGCATGGACTCCCAGATAATCGTGTGTACCTGGTTTCTAGAGGGCGCTGTCGTAATGACAATTGCTTCACCAAGTGGGTGAGTGTCAATCCACCAACAGGCCAAAACAGAAGCGAGAAGAGATTTACCAGTACCGTGAGCACTTCTAACAGCAGTTTGCTTATGGTCTTGAACCGAACGAACAATTGCTTGTTGCTTTGACCATAGTTCAATTCCGAGCTTTTCCCTACACCAGACAACAGGATCGCGCATCCTTTCAGTTCTGGCAAGGTCAGTAGCAAGCTTTGAGAAAAGGTTATCCGTCATCGTCGGTCACCTCCATTCTTCTAATCCTTAGCAAAGAAATAGTACCAAACTAGAATTCCAATGGCAACGAGAGCGCATCCACCTTCAAATAAAAGGATAGCCCAAAAGTAAGGTTGCTCAATCATCCAGTCATCCGGGAGAATTCCTCGGCAATAATCTGATTTGCCTGGTCAATTTCCTTCTGGTTCATACCCATACGAATGAAAGTGCGTGTCATTGCTGCCTTAATGCCTTCAAACTGGGCCTTTTCAATGATTGCAGCCTGCTGATCCATACCAAGCTTTGCAATCTGAGGGATTACTCGAGTTTCTCTATCGAGCGCACGCTCATAAACACTGACTTCTGGCCGCAATTGTGCAGTGCCAGCCTTGTCGGTAAAGGACCAGTCTTCTAATTCAATAGCCTGGTAAGCCTTGAAAGCATCCGACGTGAACCCATAAACCCTTTCGAGCATTTGGGATACTTGGTCGACTACATTTCGAGGTGATGCGGTCGCCATTTGACCACGTGTCCGCGTTTCCACAACAACTTCTCTAGACTTTGCCTCTTCAAAATCTGATTCAGGCAAGTCATCAAAGCTGGTGTAAGGAATATCTGTCCTGGTTTGTTCCGTCGCGCCGCCATTTAAAACTTTCAGGCTGGCCTTTTGACGTTCCTCGACAGCTTTTTTGCGGTCCTTGTGCTCTTCGCAGTATTTAAACCCGGGTTCGCATTCGTTCCCGCATTTTTCTCCTTCGGGATTTTCCTTGGTGTGGTTTACAACTGCCACACAAGTTCTGATCATTAGTTGGCTCCTGAATTCACGTACGTACGTACGCACGCGTGCGCGGGATTATACTCCAATTTCTTTAAAGTGCAATTCTATCATACTCCGTGACGGAAATCACCAGAGTGCGGCCGCCTCCACTAAGACCACCACTCTTTACGGCTTTATTGCGCCATAGTTGTTCCAGTGTAATTGCGGTGAAGGTTTTACCGACTCGTGGTTCGTCAGCAATTAGCACACTTTTTGATTTCCCTTGCCCAAAAAGCGCCGCTGCACCCTCAATTTGATGTGGTAAAAGCTCTATTTGGGTTCCAACTGGATTCATATGTGTGACTAACTCCATTTCTGTTAACTATTTCTGATTTTTGCGCTGATTCCATTG